GTTTCCCAGTCACGATCGGAGGCGGCCGACGAAAATGAAACCATGGAGTATCTATATAAAGTTTCTATGTGCCGAAAAGAAAAAGATTATGCAGTGCTTTTTGTGTTGGATAAATTAATCGCAAGAATCGAAACCTTAGAGACTTGCATCGATGAAATCGTATCTGAGGTCATTTAATGGAACTAATATATATAGGTATTTTCTTTGCATTAAATTTATTAACGGCTGCGTGGGTATGTTTATATGTTAAATCCCAGAAAAAAATATACCGTTCGCTGCAAGAATTTAAAAATGAACTTTATATTCGCACCCAATTTATTCCTTATGTGGATAAATTGATTAAACATATGGATTTAATTGAATCTCGAAACAATGATCGGATGTGCCAAATGGAGATAAGATTAACTAATCTGATGTCTCAAAATTCATCTGATCAAACCCGTGCAACATGGGAATTAAAGGAAAAACTATTGCTTTTAGAACATCAACCAAGTAAAAGGGTTGGTGAAGAGGGGCGCCCAAGAGGGAGACCCCGCAAAGAAAGGTGAAAAATGAAAACGATTAGTCCAAATGCATTTAAGAAAGATATAGATGGTTCCTGGGTGAATTTAAACTTATTAAATGTAATAAAAATCCAGAAATTAAAAGACAAATTTGCAATCATAGGCGTTAAAGATCAAACATATTGGATATTTGACCAAAGCGACGATGAAGAACTGTTAAAAATGAATTTAAAAGATTTCCTGTTTACAAAATAATTTTGTCTTTTTCTTTCATTTCTTCAAACGCTCTATGACACCATCTCACTAAATCGGGAGAATAGAGCGTCCAATTTGTTAAGATTGTTTTGGCTTCTTCTGGTGAAGGCAAAGTATATAAAAGCTTCAGTTCCCCTTTTTCAGGCCAACATTCATAGACGGTGTGCATATAGTTTTTATACTGAGTCCACATAGTTTTTATCGACGGACGCGTTTGCCTTCCAATAAAGTAATTTCTGAGCACATTGAGCGCCCAGGGTTCTTTCTTATGTAAGACAACGATGTAGAATGGGCTTTCAAATTTTGAAGCATTGATTTCCACTGCTTTTTGCATTTCTTGCACATATTTTGCAGAATAGTCATTAATAATTTCGCCAACTTCGGTTTCATGAGAATCCTTCTCTAAGATGTTGTAGGCTTCTTCGCCAACAGTTTTTTTCTTTTCTTTTTTCTTTTCCATGTAACCCTTAAGTTTTTTTAATTAAAACTCAAGACTTAACAAATTATACTATTTGTACAAATCAACATGGAAAATATGACTTATTTATTTAACGTTTTTAGTTGCACCTTGTAGAGTTGAAGCTATCTCCCCTACGGGAATTACCTGGGCGCAGGTATAAGCATCTGGAAGTGGACTGGGAATAGAAAACGAATCAAAATGTATGGTGTTAATGTCTATTGAAAATGTAGTAGAAGAAAGAACGGTAATTTTTCCCTTTTTGCCATTAATCTGAGTCATTCCAAAAATTAAAGGCACTAAAAGTCTAACAATTGAACCATCTACATAATCGTGATCTATCGAGGTTGTTACTACAGCCGGATTAGCATTGGTTATGGCAGAAATAATCCGCATAGCCGGTTGAAAAATAGGAGTTGGATTTGAGTAACATGTACTCAATTTTCCCTCTTATAATAAATATGTTTAGATTTTCTTTGTCCATTTATCCACATTATTTTTGTCTTCTTTTTAGTTTAGGATATTTGCTGTATACTGCTTTTTTTATGCCCGCAGGGTTTGGAGCGTTATGTGCATATGCTAATGCAGCTTTAGCACGTTTAAGAGTATTAATTGGATAACTGTATTTTGGAGCTCCACCCTTTGCACCAGCAAACTGTTTCGGTGCTACAGTTTTATACTTACCAACATTTGATCCGCCAGGTTTTTTTTCCATTGAGCGCTCTTTAGATGTGGGAATCTTAACGCCTTTTGCTACTTGGCTTTTTCTTACTGACCTTTTTTTTCGTTCCACGTTTAACAACCTTAATTAAGTCTTTATCTTCCACGATTTCTTTTTTGAGGTGTTTTCTCTGTTTCTTATAACCCGCAATGTCTTCTTTTAAATGCTTCTCAATTTTTTTATGAGTTTTTCGCATAGACTGCTTCATTTTTTACCCTTGCGCTGAGATTTTTTCCATCGTTCGCCCGCTTTTAAACCACGTCTTTTAGCCTCACTTATTCCAATCGCAACGGCTTGCTTCAGATTTTTAACTTGAGGACCTCGTTTGGAGCCAGAATGAAGCTTTCCTTCTTCAAACTCTTTAATTACCTTATGAATTTTTTCATTGGCTTTTTTCGAATACTTTCTTTTAGCAGCAGGTTTTTTATGAGTTTTGGGTGCTTTATATGAACCGATATCCTCGTATTTAATAGATAGGCCTTTTTTCAGAACCATTATTTTCCTCGTTTGCTTTTTCTCGCCCCACGAGATTCATCTCGACGCGATTTATAACTTTGAGATTTTTTAGATTCTTTTCCTCTTCTCATTCCCAAACTTTCATCCAGGCGGTCAGATTTACTTTGTTTTTTCTTGGGAGCCGTAAGACCCATTTTTTTAATCATGCTTTTAATTAATGCACGATCCATTTTTTCATCTGAATGTCTTGCCATTTTTTATCTCTGTGAAAAAGTTAAATAAGATTTAGGAACGGGTTTTTCTATAGGTTTTTGAATATCCCGTCCGTTTTTTTTTAATATTTTTTTAGCAATTTTGAAAGCCTTACCATCTCTTCTAAGCATTACCATTTAATGATCCATTTTCAGAAATTTCGGAAAGATTAGAGATAGATGCAGTAAAACTATTGATGTTTCCTCCTCGGTAAGTCGGACCATCAAATTTAGCAAAAATTGGATTGTCAGGCATGTTAGAAAAACATCCATTTCCCATCCGGTTTGCTGGCTGCTTTTGGATATTAAAATTATAGTTTAAATTTTTGTTTTTTTTAGCCATCATAATCCTTATTTTTGATAGGAAATATCAGATTTACGAACGCGGTAGGCATGATCAGAATCTGAATCGATTCCCACCATTGTATCATTTAACCGCTCGTCTCTGATTGCCATATTTTTAGGATAAGAAGTCATTTCTAATCTAGATGGCATCCCAGCATTAGAATCACGGCCCCAAGAAGGATCGCGACCTAGAGCATGCCTTAAATCTCCTTCATGTTCTCCACGCCGAGCGTCTCTTTTGTGAGAACGACTATCTCTTTTTTCTTTTTCGTAATATTCTTCCATTCCACGACTTTCATCTCTTCGATCTTTTCGTGTTTGATGGTATTTCTTTGCCATAACTATAGCTCCAATTTATTAATAAGGTTTGATTTCACAATATCAATTAAAAATAAAATATCAAATAAATTTATTTACGTTTCGGTTATTTTTTCTTTAATTTCAGTTTCTTTTTGGTCTTCAGAGGTTTTTTGTTGCAATCCTTGCAGCAAGCTGAGCATTTTTGTGATTTGTTCGAGGTCCATCCCTTCGAGTTCTTTAATTGCCTTAATGCGATCAAGTGTACCTTTGTCACGGTCTGCTTGAGCTTCGGCTCTTCGTTCGGTTGCAAGGGCGCTGTTTTCTTCAATTCGACTTGCCCTCTCGAGGAACAAACCTTGGTTAGCCATTGATCGACCCTTAAGATCATCGACTCTAGCTTCAACAAGAGAAATTTGAGCTTCTTTTTCTGCCATTTGAATTTGAGATTGTTGCTGCTCTTGCGCAGCCATGCTTTGAATGAGTTCATCTTTATTACTTAATGTTGATGTTTTAATTAAATGTTCGGTTGGTACTGGAATTCCGAGTTCTCTCAACTCCAGTAACTGCCTAAACTCCATTTGCTTTTGAGTAGTGGTGTTTAATCCTTCTTCAACCACGGCATCATATTTGCCAAACGCACGTGTATAAAACTCAGGTGTAGGCTGCTCTTTTACAATTCGTTCAATTTTTCCAGGGGTCCAATTATTTTGGATGAGATCAATTTGTAGCTGTCCAAGTAACTTAAGACTAAAATCTAAGTTGTCAAAAAGTCCTTGCAGAGTAGTTAAGTTCGCTCCTTGCCTTAACATAGATAAGACACCGGCCTTATCGTCGTCAGCCATTCCTAAAAGCTCATCACTAACACCAGATATTTCTTGGATTTCTTTTCCTAACAATTGACTAAGCTCAATCATAGAAGGTGGAATTTGAGGGGGTTGGATTTTCTGAACATCTCTAGCAGGGTCTGCAGACGACTTTAATGCTAGCCCCCGTCCCTGTCCTTCTAAAAATACATCCTTAGGATTTACCAGCGCGTTTTCTTTGTAGATGTAACCTGAGTTGATTTGGGATTCCAAGATGTCAAGTTCAATGACTTTTCGTCTATTGTAAAGATATTGTGAGTCACGCAATCCTCGAACCACTCCCTGGATTCTCCAAGGAAAGTAAGGAATTTGGGGTTCGTAATAACACCAAACAGGAACGAATGGATAGCGATCAGTTCCGAGAGGGTTTGTTCCGTTATACATGACTCTTCCTTGCAGAACGAGTCCAAGGTTGACTGTTTGGATATCGTTGTCAATAGTGACCACATTACGGTAAATAGAAAGAAATTCCTGAAGATCCGAATCATTTCCCCTCCACTCAATAGTTTCTCCCGATTGAGTATCCACTAGTAATTTTTGTTTTCTCGTAGATAAATACCAAACTTCGTCGTACGTCAATAAATCACTTTGGGCATAATTGTACGCTTCCGGCATGAATTGAAATTTGCCGTCCCTATTTGCATATCCTTGTAGACCATCAATTTCTTGCTCTCTTCCTGGAAACAGCCCTTTAGCCTGTTCTCGAGATATATACTTGCGAGTCCATAAATTATTGCAATCGGATAGATCCTGTTTTTTAAAAAAAGGATCTATTAGATAAGAATTATATGCTAGATTATCAACCTTAATTTCACCGTTAATTGGATCGGATCGATAATCCATCCAAACACCCAGTAAATTCATGCCTGTCGTTACGGCACCTTCAAACGCTTGTGAAACCGTTTGCAGTACTTGATTGGTTTGATTAGAATAAAAAAGACATTTGGTAAATTGTTTAGCTGTTTGTTCGGCGCCATTTTCTCGAGAATCGACTATAATAGATTTACGATGCTGCCGTTGATAACCGGTGATCATATTGACCACTCGACGAATCCGATTAAAATTAAATTGCTTTCGTCTAAATGCAGGGAGATTTCCGTATATATCGTTCCACAGAGTTTGATCGCCTACCTTAAATCTGCTATCAATATCTGCTTCAGACCAAAAACTTTGATTGATGGTGATATTTTTGGAATAAATATCATCCATATACTGTAAAAAGCTAGTATCATTTTCAGTATAATATGATTGATCTAAAGAAGGGAAAAGGGTCATGAATAAACCTGTTACATATTTAATTTTAAAATACTTATTAACAGGCAAAAACACAATTAACCCTGAGAAATAGAAAAATAATTAACAGTGCTTTTATAAAGGAGAAAAAATGATCATTACCAAAAAAACAATTAAAATAGTTTTCTTTATTATTATTTTTTGTGGAGGATGCGCGATATCTACGTTTTATGCAGACCAAGATGGACAAATTTATAATGACAAACGATCAAGAATTGAGCTAGATTTTGGACCTTACCCAGGGGGTTAATACATTTGATTTGGATCCTGAAAAAATCTGGGAAGATTATTTGTGATGCCACGGCTTTCGTTATACAATTCATCTAATTTTTTAGGAGTGAGGGGATTAGACATATCATTTCCAAAAAAGTGACTATAGATCGCGTATCTTAATGCATCCAAAGCATGATCATTCATTTTAATTGGTTTGTCTTCTCCTCGCTCTTGGGCTTTAGGGTCCCAACAATAACCTTGTATCTCAGCAATTAGATTCTTGGCTTTGGAACAAATTTTTAAAGTACCGGCTGCCAAATATTCAGCAACTTTTCTTATTCCATCCACCACTTCGTTTTGTGCATCGTAAATTTCCTCAAATCCATTTCGTCGCAATTCCAACTTAAACGATGCAGCACTTGGATCTACGTAAATAGCCTCTATATATTTTCCCTCTATAAAATTCTTAAGGTCATCCGCATATTCTACATTGGTTTTTTGACGCATTTCCTTTTTGGGATTCCAGTAATATTCATCTTCCACCCACACATTTGGATAGTAATTCCGATTGATACCAATGAGTACAGCAGCAAAAGCGTTAGAAGTACCATAGTCAACGCCAAGAATATAAGATTGTGCAGGATTAGTGGGATAATCCATACAATGAATGTCTTGATCGAAGAAATCATATACTGCACCCTCTGCTTGAACCCATTCTCCCAGTATGTACCTGTTATACCATAACCCTACATACTCATTTTTAATCTGATTAATATATTCTTTTTCTAAAGATGGATTATCTGAAAGTTCAAAATGCCATTCTTTTAAGTCGAGCTTAGAAATTCGATCT